AAATAATCATTTCCTGATATAACAGGGTTTCCATAACCATTTATACCATCACCAGTTGAACCAGATATACCATGCGTCATTCCACCATTCCAAGTAATATCAAATGTCTTATTTAATGTCGCATTTATTGCGTGTGATGACGCTGTTGAACCAACAAATGGATACATAGCAATCATCTTACTATAAAGTCCTGCTGTCTTTAATTCTTCAAATAATGTATTAACCGCATTATTGATGGTTGGGTTTGTTGTTCCACCTGCCGCGATTACATCTTCAAGATATGCGTTCGCATCAACATCAGGAACTAACTGGCAACTTGGGTTATTCTCCAATAGATAAGTTCCTTGTCCTGAAATACCTGATGAATAATTACCTTCTTTTGGGAAACCTTGACTACTATATGTTGGATATGCGACATAAGTGGCCGGCCAACTTATAGATTGTCCGCAAGGATTACCAGCGACATTATAGTTGATAAACTTAACTATAGAAACTTGTTCTGTCCTTAAAAAACTCTCATATACATTACCCATAAAATGAGTAGTTGTTTGTATTCCATTACTTGTTTTTAATATATATAATGCCTTTGATTTTGGGTCTGTATCACTACATATAATATCGTAGTCATCAGGAACTTTACTACTATATTGTAAATAACCTTGTCCCACATATTCATAAAGTCCTGAATAAGAAATACTTTCTCCATCGGCCGTTATATAAACACAAGGAGAAGACCCAACCTGAAGACCACAAGAAACAGGCACTCCTTCATAAGTTAAATCTATCGTATATTCCCCATTAAAGTTTTCAGTTTCAATAGTATAAGGTATAGTTTGAGAACCATAACTTATACTACCACCTGAAAAGGGGTAAAAGGTTATATCACCTGTATAACCATTAAAGTTTGAACTTGTGATTGTTATTTGAGACATATTATATTATTATGTTGTTCTTACTTTTAATGCTCCGTTGTCGTGATACATACCTCCTAATGGAACTCCACCTGCGGCTGCTGCTGTATCTCCACTATAATTTAATGAAGCGTAATTACCAATAGTTAAGGTTGGAACAATTACTTCGTCATCGTGATTTGAGGTAAAACCACTACCACCAAGTATAACACTTCTCGCATGTGTATTTATAATATTTGTATCACCTCCAATTATTGCTGAATTATCTACTATTGATGAATTAAGAATATCATTATTTATACCACCACCAATAAATGCGTTATTAGCATTAGTAATATAATTTGTAGTTCCACCAACAATACTATTACCAACTTGGTTATAAGCGTTAATCCAATTATCATTACCACTAATAAAACCATAAGCCGTTCTTAAATTATTACTAAATCCACCAGCAATAACACTATCACTTTTTGTTATACTATTACTATTTCCACCTAAAATTGCGGTATTATTTTGTTCGTTTAAGTTATTATTTCCTCCACCAAAAAAGTTTCTACGACCATAATTATTAGTATTATTATCACCACCAATAAATGCGGTATTATCACTCAATCTTCCTAATCTATTACTGGTTCCACCTATCATAGCGGAGTTATTACTACCCGTGTTATTTTGTGCCGCCGAAAACTCATTTAAATAACCACCAATAAAGACATTTCTATTTAAAGATTGATTAGTAAATGTTCCTGTATTTATCGTATTACCTGAACCACCAGCAAAAAAGTTGTCGTTAATTGTCGTTTCATTTGATACATCACCATAAAGGATTTCGTGTCCCTTATCTATCTGTATTATATTAGATGTATTTTCAGTTGATGCTGAAAAGAATGATGAACCACCACCGGCACCACTTAATAGTGTTGATACTTTTATTTTACTCGTTGTTGTCTCCCCACTATCAACTATAACGAGCAAGTCATTATCTGTCTTACCTGTTTGTTCGGGGAGTTGAGGGATTGTTTTATTCATTTTTTATATTGTTATTTATGTTAATCTTACTCTTAATTCTCCGTTATTTTGATATACACCTCCTAACGGAACTCCTCCTACTCCCGCTGCGGTGTCTCCTGAAAAGTTTAATATACTATAATTTCCTATCGTCATAGTTGGAACAATAACCTCGTTGTCGTGATTTGAAGTGAAACCACTACCACCGACAATTACACTATTTGTATGTCCTGATATGTAGTTAGTATCTCCACCGATAATAGCCGAATACATCGGGATTGTTGGAGTGCTAACAATATCATTATTTATACCACCACCGATGAAACATTCATTAGTATTTGCCATATAATTTGTAGTTCCACCAACAATACTATTACCATTTCTATTATAAGAATTGATATAATTATCATAACCACTAATAGAACCAGAGGTTGTTCTTATATAATTGGAAAAACCACCAAGAACTACAGAACGAGATGAACCAACAAAATTACTATTTCCACCTAAAATTGCGGCGTCTTGTTGAGCCATATTATTATTTTCTCCTCCACCCAAAAAGTTATTACCACCATAGTTAATTTGATTATTAAAACCACCAACAAATGAACTCCTACTACCTGCTCTATCTATAAAATGACTTTCACCACCAATAAACGAGGCATCGTCAGTTCTCGCTCCATTAGCATTAGTTCCAACAAGGTTGTCTTTACCACCTATAAAAATATTTCTATTGAAATTATTGTTTAAATAGGTTTCATCATCTATGGTATTTCCTGAACCACCCAAAAAGAAATTATCATTTATAAGTGGATTATTTGAGGGGTCATTAAAGAATATATTATGTCCCCTATCTGTCTGTAATACATTAGATGTATTTTCAGTTGTAGCAGTAAAAAAAGATGAACCACCAATACCTTCCAAAAGTGTTGATACTTTAATCTTACTCGTAGTCGTTTCACCACTATTAACTATTACAAGTAAATCGTCATCTGTTTTACCTGTTTGTTCGGGGAGATTTGGTATTGTGGTATTAGCCATAATTTTTTATTATAATTCTATTATTTGAACTGAAAAACCTTTTGTTTCCAACTCTTCTTTTATCTTTTCATTTGAGAACATTAGAATATCACTACCATCAGTTGTTCTATCATAATCGTATCTATACTTTAGTGGAACACTATATTCCAAAGGCCATTTACCTTCCATATAGTCGTTTTCACTTACCCAATATCCAACTTGGGTAAATACTCTTTTTCCTGAAGTATCTAATGATGGGTCAATTCTACAATAAGCGGAGTTAAGAACCACTCCACTACTTAATTCAATATTTCCTTGTATGTTTAAAGCCATTTCTTCTTTTTAAAAAATCATTTATAGAGGGTAAAAATCAATATTATCCCCACCTTGAGTAGTTAATTCATTTCCGTTCTGTGCGAGGATATGGTATGTTTCAACTAATACATAGTCAAAATCACAAGGTGGGGGAACAGGTGGTGCCGGTGGAACACCAGGCGCTCCAACCCAACCAGCAACCCATCTTGCTTTTTTGTTTCCAGGAACAGGAGCCCCTCTTCGTGCTCCCATAACTGGTTTTACCCCTGCGGGTATATATCTTTTACCATTCCATCTAATCATTTTAAGGGGGTATATTTTTAATAAAAGGGGTGAGGAGGGAACTACCCCTCACTCACACCTCTTTAGTTTAATTAAACCGCGTCAAAAGTAATACCACTAAAGACATCGTCAATAGTCGTAGATACTTCTATCTCTCTTGTAGCAGCGGGCTCTCCTGAAGATGCGGTCATAGTTGAACCATTCGCATCTGTAAAGGCAGCACCCGTGAATACTGAACCATCAGTAATAGTCAAACCATTAACCTCACCAGGGAACCAGTATCTTCCATTATTATCTTCAACAACACAGAAAAACTCTGGTTGCTTCGTTAATTCAAACCATGCCTTTCTCAAGACATTATCATATTTTGCCAAGTTCAAAGTCAAAGTCGGCTGATAAACGATACTATTTGAAGTAGCATTTACAGCGATTGTCTCTTCAAAAGAAGAAGACCCTTTAACGAGTTCAAACTTATACATAACACCAGTTCCACTAATTGCGGTAATCTGGTCGTCAGCATCAGTAGTGATACTACTGATTGTGTTTCCTGAACCACCCAAGATATAAACCGACTTAATACCTCCAATTGAAGCATCGCGGCAACCTAAAGTTAGTCCTGCGTCTATATAACAACTCATTTGTTTATTGTTTTATTAGTTTAATTTATGTATATTATCCCAAATATACGAACTTGTCTGGCTCGTGTAATCCAACACCGAAACCAACTTTAGTTAATGAAGCAACATTATCTTCAAATGGGTCGTATTGAACTCTAACTTCCATACCATCGTCAGCAGCGACACCAACCAAGATGTTCTGTGTTGGGGCTAAAACGATTGTTGATGCTCCGTCCAATCCCTGTGTTGGAACAACAGCGATGTTAGAACCTGGTAAGAAGATAGTAGTTTCAGTTGATAAACCACTCTCATCACCCAAAGTAAATAAGTTCATAGATGAACTATCAGCCAAAGATGCGACAAACGCTCTGTAGTCAGCGAAAGACAAGAAAATAGCCAAGTCATCTCTTCTTTGGATAGAACTTGGGATATTCAATACCAAGTTGTTTAATTGTGTGATTGCGTTAGAAGCAGTCAAAGAGGTATATGTTCCACCTGAAACACCTGATGCTTTTATTTCAGCAGTAATACCACTAAATCCACAAGAGGTTCCCTTCCACAATTCAGTTTCCATAAAGTCAGCACTTCTGTTAGACAAGTCCTGAATGAATAATTCCTCAAATGGGATATTCTCTTGGAACAAAGAGTTTGTTAATGCTTGAGCCAAGAAATACTCTCTCAACTCGTTTCCGCAGTTGTTTAATCTTGCTGTTTTATAACAACCGACAATCTCAACCTGTGTAATATCAGTTGTTCCCGATGGAGTTAAACCACAAGACAAACCATCTTGCCAAACTGGGTCGTTTGCCATCACACCTACCTTCATAGATGTTCCCTTCATATTTGGGTAAATACGAGCGTATCTTGGGGTAGTAGCACCCAATACACTCTTCAATAACATTTCGTCTCCACGCTCGTTAGACCACTTGTTGAGACCTGTTAAATCATACGAAAAATCTAATTTCTTTTTCATTTTATTATTAATTAAAATACTTTTTTAGTTGTTGAACTCTGTAATCTGCGAAGTTCTCTACAACCTGTTTATTGCTTTTTGCTTTATTTTTGATATTTTCAACCTCTGGTTCTTTTTTAAGAGTATCAATATCGTTATTAACTTTGGAGAACGCCTCCTCTGTCTGTGATGAGAAATCTTGGAACAAATCCAAAACTTTAGATAATGCTTCTTTCATTTCACTAATCTCGTTTTTCAACTCAACTAATGAAGTGTCTTCACTCATTTCTTCAGTTTCACTCATTTCTTCTTCAATTTCTTTTTGTTCCACAACAACTTCAACCTCATCGGGGGCTTCTTCTTCAACTTCTTCTCTGTCTTCTCTAATTTCAACTACTTTACTTTCCTCGTCCAAAACGATTACCTCCCCTGATTGTAGGGTATGTTCGCCTGCCGGACCTGGAACCAAGTTTCCATCATCTAAAACAACATAAAGAGTATCACCCAACTCTAACTTCTCACTATCTGTGTTGTTAGTAACTGGTGTCCCGTCAGCAAGTGATGAAGTGTAAAACTTTTCTTGTTTTGTATCGGCAAACTCAAGACCTAATAGTTCTTTAATTTTACCGATTGCTTCTGTTGGTTTTAACATTTTCACTTTGTGTTTTTAAGAATGTTTATGATTTTATTATAAATATACTCATCTTTACTAAATGATTGAGTAATCAGTTCAAACTCTCCTTCAACAGATAATCCTTTAACTTTACCTGTTTTTATTTGGTTTTCCCATACATCTTCGTTCTTGACTTTGTATCCTACCATCCAGGAACCTATGGGAACATCTTTTTTTGTGTATCCTAATGAATACGCTTTATCTTTTTCATCTACGATTATCCAACTTTCAACCATATATATATCGTCAAACTTTTTGTCGCTATGTTCCAAGTTGGTATAATTTACTCTCTTTTCCATTAAGAACTTATGAGCGATTTTTTCTATTGTCTCTTTTGTAAAATATACCCAATATTCATCTCGTCCATCAAATCGTCTAATCAATCTATCAGGCAACATAGCGGGGGAATAAATCATTCTCTTTTCTTCGTCCTTCTTGAACTCAAATTGTTCCTTAAACTCCTCCTTATTCTCCTTGTATTTACAAGTTCTATAGTATGTCTTTCCGTCCTTATCTATCATATCTATTTCACCCTTACAACCCATCATTTCACTCTTCCATTCCGCCATCGTTTGGTCTTCATATACGGGTAATCCATACTCATAAAAGACTGGCATATCTTCAGGTTTTTCATCTTTGGAATATGCGACCTTTTGATTAACTCTACCTGCTGGACCTGGTGCGTTTGTTTCCACTTCTGCTTTACTTACAGCCCTTGTTTGTTTTTTTGGTATTCTTGATATATCTTCGTCAAACCATAATTGAACCCATTTGTGTCCGCAATTGGCTCCCCCGTGATAAATAAAAATATTTGGTGAAGTCCCTTTTGGACGGGGTATAATCTTTCTATCTGTATCTTCAGCGGTTAATTGTGCGTTTAAGTCCTGTATATCTTCAAATCTATATACAAGTTGTTTCTTTCCAACCATATCCTTACAGAATTGTCTTGAAGTAGAAATAAGGGGTGCTCTACTTTCACCAACAACATAGATATATCTTACTTTCTTTCCAAATCCATCTTGTATTGAAGGTGCGTTAGGGTCAGCGACAATATTGTAAAACTCTTCCCTTGAGTATTTACCATTCACCTTGTTTTTGTAATCCTCAATCAGTTTTAAACTCTCCTCCTCGTCAAGTTCTACCACATTACTTATCACATACCCATCTTCCAAGAGTTCGTCCAATTCTACCCCCTTATTTTCAGTCATAGAACAACTATCACATAACTCTTCAGTAGCACTTTCGTCCCATAACCTTTTTGTGTCCTCCATACTCTTACAAGGCATGTATAATGTCTCACCTTCGTATTCGTGGGGGTGCGAACCTTCACAACCCATAGATGCTGCGATACTCTCCGCTTCTTCCTGTGTTCTGTATAGGGGTAATCCGTCAATATCTACAACGGCTTCAAATGCGTCTTCACTTAAGTTTTGTCTTTCCAATAACCTTAACTTTCTTTGAGCCCATTTAATACCCTCATCACCTCCCCAAAGGTTCCAAGCAACATATCCGGCATCTTTCCAAGGCGTTCCTTCATTTTCTTTACTGATTTCTGCGTTTCTTCTGTGTCTTTG